GCTGTGACGTACCGACGCCTTGGCTTCGATGCCAACTGAGCGGAACCGCCCCATGCCCGGATTGAAACTCCAGATCACCACCGCCGGCCGCGCTGCCCTGGTCAACCTGCCGAAGACCGGCACCAATGCTGTGCTGATCACCTCAGTCGGCGTCAGCCGCCAGGCTTTCAGCCTCTCCGCCGCCCTGACCGCTCTGCCCAACGAGGTGAAGCGGTTATCGACCATCGGCGGCTCGGTGACGGCAAGCGACACCATCCATGTATCGGTGCGCGATGAGTCAGGTGACGCGTACAACTGCTACGGCTTCGGTCTGTACCTGGCCGATGGCACGCTCTTTGCCGCCTACAGCCAATCCGATCTACTGGTTGGGAAGTCCGCCGCGGCCATGTTGCTTCTGGCCTTGGACGTGATCTTCGCGGACGTCGATGCGAGCCAGATCACCTTTGGCGCCACCAACTTCACCGAAGTCAGCGCAACCACTGAACGCCAAGGCGTGGTCGAACTGGCAACGAATGCGGAGACACTCACGGGGACCGACGCTACGCGTGCCATCACGCCGGCCGGACTGTCCTACACGCTCGGCCAGCGCTACAAGGCCGCCGCGACCATGACCTACTCCACGGCGGCGTACACCGACCTGGTCGGACTGGAAACCGAAGCGGCCTCCACCAAGCAACTCGTCGGCCTGCGTGATCGTGTAACCCCGATCGCCAAGGGCGGCACCAACGCCAGCACGGCCGAAGCCGCACGCACCAATCTGGGACTGGGCAATTCGGCGACCTACCCGATCGGCACCAGCGGCGCCACGGTTCCGCTGCTGAGCACCGCAAATACGTGGGCACAGGTGCAGACATTCCCGCTCGGTGTTGCTCTCGGGAATGATCAGACGGTGCTGTTGGGCAGCGGTGGCGCGGCCGTACGCGGCAACAGCTCGGGAAGTGTGCTACTCGCCGGCACGACCGGTGTCTACCTGCGTCCGCGAGGCAGCGAATCCCAGACAGGCCAAGCGCTGCTTGGCACAGATGGCACGCTCACTGCTGCCACACTCACGCCAACCAACGCGCTTGGCGTCGTCTATGGCGGCACCGGGGCCAAGACCGCCGACGCGGCGCGAACCAATCTTGGGTTGGGGAGTGCGGCTATCTTCAATACCGGCAGTAGCGGCGCAACCGTCCCGTTGTTGAATGCTGCGAATACGTGGAGTGCGACGCAGACCTTCGGCTCCGTCAACTTCGCGGGGTATCTGGCCGGCACCACGACGAACACCTTCCTTTCCGCACAGAGTGGCGGAACGATTGCATTCCGCCCTAATGGCGCGAACAGCAACGTCGGCCAAGCAGTACTGGACAGCGCCGGCAAGCTCACGGCAGTCGCTGTGGCAACTGCCTCGGTCGACATCGACGGTGGCACGATCGATAGCACCGCTATTGGCGCCTCCGCTCGCTCAACCGGCGCCTTTACAACATTGGCCGCCAGCGGCGCAGCCAATCTGACTAACACGCTATCGGTAACGGGCCCCATAACTGCCAATGCCGGCATAACCTCATACGCTGAAAGCAAGTTCACCACCAGCAGTACCGTGTACGTTGACCCGGCCAAGAGCGTCAGCTACGGAATCAAAGTCGGCGCCGGTGGTATCGCCGTCAATGGCGCATCGCTGTTCAACAACGCTCTAGCCCTTAAGGAATCGCTTTCGGTCGCTGGCGCCACCACCCTGGAGAGCTTTACCGACGCAAGCACAAGAATTGGCTACACGCAGGGAAAACTCGCATCCGCGAACAGCCTCAGCGACATCACGTCGCTGCCGATCGGTGCCACGCGAATGTTCAATGCCAGCACCACAGTCTCCACACCCGGCATCCTTCCAAAAGATACCGACTACTGGTTCGTGACCGTTCTCAACAAGCGGGAAGCAAACGAGAATTCGGGAGTATTCCTCGCACATCAATTTCAAGGCACCTTAACCTACATCGGCTACACGGACGGCAACGGCTCTAAGCTGACTTGGATTCTTCTTCCCAGACTTGCCGGGGCCAACACGTGGAGCGATGCAAACACGTTCTCTGGCACGCTGACGGCCGCAAGCGTGGATATCAACGGCGGTGCAATCGATGGAACTTCCATCGGCGCATCCTCAGCGAGCACCGGTGCATTCACCACAGTAACGGCAAGCGGCAGCATCACGGCTTCGGGTGCGATCTACGCACAGCAGAATTTCGCATCCACCACCACGACCGCGGTACTTGGCACGGCGTCCGCCGGAACTGTCGCCCTGCGTCCCAATGGCGCCAATAGCAGTTCCGGACAGGCCACACTTTCCAGCGCAGGCCTGCTGACCCTGCCAGCAGCTTCTATCACCGGCGCGGCGACTGTTTCCGGGTTGCTGACTGCGGCGACCGTGGACATCAACGGGGGCGCCATCGATGGGGCATCCATCGGTACAACAAGCCCGGCAGCCGCTGCTTTCACGAGCACTACCATTGCTGGAGGCGGCAGTTATACCGCGCTGAATCCTGAAAACCAGAATGAGACCATCGCTCTTCGCTATCACGGCACCTACGGGCCTTCGATCCGCATTGGCTCCGGTGCGAACACGGACCCCTCATTCTCAATCTATGGACTAGGCGATAAGCAGCGCATGTCGCTGGACCGCGACGGAAATGTTTCGTTCGCCGGCGCTGTCACGACGGCCGGAAGAATCACGACGGGTCAGAACATCACCAGTTCCACGACCAATTTGGTTCTCGGCCCTGACAGTACGGGTGCTATCTACTGGCGTCCCAATGGCGTCAACAGCACCACCGCTCAAGCGACGCTGAATGCTTCCGGCAATTTCAGCGCGACGACGCTGACCCCAACCAATGCTTTAGGAATTACTTATGGCGGCACCGGCGCGACGGCGGCGGCGGCTGCACGTACCAACTTGGGCCTCGGTACTGCCGCCACGTACAACATCGGCAACAGTGGCGCAGCTATTCCCTTGCTTTCGACGGGGAACACATGGTCGGGGTCTTCGACTTGGCAATTCGGAACATCAGTCGGTCAAGTCAATGTCAGCACCCCAAGCGGAGTTCCCGGCATAACGTTCCTATCAGGGGATTACACCGGCGATTCGTTTATCCGTCATGACATTCGTGCATTGTCCGATCGTTTGCGCATCGCCGTTAACGGAGCGGGGGCCGGCAGCAACATTGGCGTTGACGTCACGTCAGACGCATTCCTACCGGCCTCATCCAGTACCACCCCAATGTTGGGCAGCATCGCCACCCCATGGAACGGCGTCTACTCGACAGGGGGGTTCCATAGCGCGGGTAACACCGCGTCACTTTCCGCTGCTTCCGGCGGCACTGTCTATCTTCGCCCAAATGGTCAAACCAGCACTACCGGCCAAGCTACGCTGAATAGCACCGGCACATTGACCGTACCGAAAGTCGCAGCCTCTACCGTGGACATTGACGGAGGCTCCATTGATGGCACCGCCATTGGCGCGTCATCTACCAGCACTGGCGCATTCACTACCCTGAGTGCAAGTGGCAATGCGACCGTCTCAGGAACGGTTACCGTGGGCGGAAACCTGACGGCATACGAGCGCTTCACAAGTTCGAGCACGAATGCCGTTCTAGGCCCCTCGGGCGCCGGCATGGTGTATCTGCGGCCCAATGGCGTCGGCAGCACCACCGCACAGGCATCCCTCGATGCATCCGGCACGCTCATAGTTCCCACCCTGAGACCCGCGAACGCGCTCGCCGTGGCGAATGGCGGCACCGGCGCGACTACGGCTGCTGCGGCACGCACCAATCTTGGCTTGGGGACGATCGCCACCTACAACGTCGGCACCAGCGGCTCAACGATTCCCCAGTTAAACGCTGCCAACACGTGGTCGGCAGGGCAAACGATGAACGCCATGTTGGCGTTCACCGGTAACATCAACCAGATCCAGTTCACCAACGGTGCCAATACCCGCCTGTTGATCCTTTCGAGCGGCGGCGACTCTGGCATCTACGATCAGAATGCGTCCGGCTGGGGGCTGCGCTACGGGACCGACGGGTACACGTATGCCCGGAACGGCTTCAAGATCGCCGGCACCACCATCGAGAACGACATCACCGCGGGCAATCGGGTGGTCTCCGCGCAGGCCGTGCTGACTGGCGCGAGCAACGGCTCGCCCCTGCAGTTCAACTTCGCCGGCGGCAACACCCAGTACCTGTGGGGCAAGGCCGGCAGCGGCGACAACATGGGTAACATCGTCTACGCGGCCAGTTCGTCGTACACCCTGAACTGGAACGGCGCCATCCAGGCGTCGGGCGGCTATCAGCCCATTTCCTCGCGCGACTTGAAGACGGCCTTCCGCCCCAACCCGCATGGCCTCGATGCGGTGCTGCAGCTCCAGACGACACTCGGCAAGTACCGGAAGTGGTTCAACCCCGACGGACGCGAGCGCGTGTTCCTGATCGCCGAGAACATCGCCGAGATCATTCCGCAGGTCGCCGCCGGTGAGGGGATCTGGGCCAAGGCGCCCGGGACTCTGCGGGCGCGCAACTACAAGTCCTACTCCATCGACCAGATGCTGCCGGTCCTGGTGAAGGCCATCCAAGACCTGCACGGCCTCGTGCAATCTCAACAACAGCAGATCAATGCGCTCAAGGAGGCGCTCGCACAATGACCACGACCACCACCGGTAACAGCCGCATCACCACCATCAATGGCAACACTCTTGCCGAACGGATCGCTACCGAAACCCACATCTTCTACAACCCGCTCAACCAGTCGGCGGACATCATCTTTCAGGGGGAACAGTTCCTTTCGATCGACGAAAATCTGTTCTCGAAGCTGGACGGCCGCGAATCGCTCGGGACAACCCTGGCAGCGATCGCATCGGAAACCTACGACGCGGGCGTTGACCCGGTTACAGGCTCCGACCTCTCGAATGTGTCGCCGGCCGGCGTCACTCAGATCATCAAGGCGGTGTACAACAAGCTGCACAACGTGAAGAACGCGGGTGACCACACGTCCACCGAACCGCGGGTGATTGTCGAAGCCGAGGATGCCTCCTTCTCCAACGACTCTGACGCCAGCGAGTAAACCGTGGCCACGAACTTCCGAAATTCGGCTGGAACCGACTTCGATTCGCTGTTCGCACCCAACCAAAGCGGCCAGTACACGGCCGACTCTGGTTTTCGAACGTCAGATGGAACGGACTTGAGCCGGCGCTACGAAGTCATGAGCTACGGAAGCAAAGGGGCCGACGTCAGCTTTCGCACCAGCGCGGGCACAGATGTGTCCACCTTGTGGGCTGCATATGGAACAGCGGTCTACGCGTTACCCTTCAATGGGTACTCGTACTCAGCCGGACGCGGCGGCCTCACTGGCGAAACCGGTCAGATCGGCGCAAGCCGCAGCATATCGATCATGTCGGATGGAAAGTGGAGCATTGGTGGCAGCGGTGGCTTGGGAGCAAGCGGCCCTACCAGCGGAACGTGGCTTCCCACCGGGCAATCGGCGAGCGACTGGCAGGTGCTATTTGAGGGCAGTCCATATTGGGATGAAGGCTCCAGGTACGGCAGCTATAGCAACGGCGCAAGCTCGTACATGACGTTAACTTCCTCGTACTCTTGCGGAATCTCTTGCTCTGTGAGGTCTGATTCGGTGCAGTCCTGTTTGGGGTCGATTGCAGTCAAAGTCGTCCTACGTCGCTTGAGTACCGGGCAAACCATCTCCTCAACCATCTACCTGCAAGTCGCCGCCAACGGTTGGGTCTAACCTCCGCTGTAGCTGGCACTGCTACACCGTGCCAGCAGTGCGACGTCGCACGCGCGCGACGACCATGGACGCCATGGGCGCGCTATCCGACCAACAACAAAATCTCTCCAACCAGATCCGACTCGGCACCGTCGCCGAGTTGGACCTGGCCGGCGCACTCTGCCGCGTTCAAACCGGCGAGATTCTCACTGACTTCCTGCCATGGCTGGTACCGGCCGCCGGCAAGGTCATCGTCTGGTCGGCGCCATCTGTCGGCGAACAGGTCGTCGTGCTTTCCCCCGAAGGCGACACCACGTCGGCAGTTGTATTGCGCGGTCTCTACTCGGACGCATTCGCTTCCCCCAGCAGCAGCGCCGATGCCCATGCCATCCGATTTCCCGACGGTGCGCAGGTCGCATATGACAGCGCTCGTCACACATTGGGGGTCATGCTCCCAAGTGGCGGCACGGCCATCATCACCGCTGATGGTGGCCTCACGATCAATGGGCCGCTCACGATCAATGGCGACGTCAAGATCGCAGGTGACGCAACGGTCAGCGGCAAAGCAACCGCATCCTCCGACGTAATTGGTGGCGGCATCAGTCTGAAGAGCCACAAGCATGGTGGCGTCACCAGCGGTAGCGCGATCTCGGGTGCACCGCAGTGATCGGTATCGATGCCAATACCGGCAAAGCGATCGACGGCACCGTCCACCTGGCTCAATCCATCGCCTGCATCCTGACCACACCGATCGGCTCGCGCGTCCAGCGCCGTGACTTTGGCTCGCTACTGCCGGAGTTGATTGATCAGCCCTTCAATGCCACCACCCGCGTCCTGCTCTACGGTGCAACGGCTACGGCGTTGTCGCGCTGGGAATCCCGCATCCGTATCACCCGTGTATCCCTCGCGGCAGGCGACCGCGCGGGTGCTTTCGTGCTGACCCTCGAAGGCCAGCGCACCGACGTTGCGCCGGACAACGCGCACACCCGCCTCACCATCCCACTCCGCTTCCGCTCGAACTGAGGATCTGCCATGACCACCACGTATCACCACGGCGTACGCGTCGTCGAAGTCAGCGCCGGCCCCCGCGCCATCGGCACCATCTCCACCTCGGTGCTGGGCCTGATCGCCACCGCCGATGATGCCGACGTAACCGTGTTTCCGGCCAACAAGCCCGTACTGATCACCGACGTGCTGGGCGCAATCGCGAAGGCCGGCACGTCCGGCACGCTGGCGAAGGCGCTGACCGCCATCTCCAATCAGGCCAATCCCGTTACCGTTGTCGTGCGCGTGCCGACCGGTGCCGACGATGCTGCGACCACCACCAATGTCATCGGCCAGGCAGCCGCTGACGGCTACACCGGCATCCAGGCACTGCTGGCCGCCGAGGCTCAGCTGGGTGTGCGCCCGCGTATTCTCGGCGCGCCCGGCCTGGAATCGCAGCCAGTGGTTGCAGCATTGGCCGTGGTTGCTAAGAAGCTGCGCGCTATGACCTACGCGCGTGCGGTGGGTGCAAGCGTTGCAGAAGTGATCACCTATCGTGGTCAGTTCAGCGACCGCGAAGTGATGTTGCTTTGGCCGGACTTCCTGGCCTGGAACACCACCAGCGGCAACACCGAAGCGCTATACGCCGCGGCGATCGCCATGGGCCTGCGAGCCAAGATCGACAATGAGCAGGGCTGGCACAAGAGCCTGTCGAACGTCCCCGTCGCCGGCGTCACTGGCATCTCCAAGGACGTCCATTGGGATCTGCAGAATCCCGAGACCGATGCCGGTCTGCTCAACGAAGGCGACATCACCACCCTGGTCAACTTCAATGGCTACCGCTTCTGGGGTTCACGCACCTGCGCCGATGATTCCAGCTTCGCATTCGAGACTGCCACCCGCACTGCGCAGATCCTCGCCGACACAATCGCCGAGGGCGTAGCGTCCTATATCGACAAGCCGCTGTATCCCTCGATCGTGCGCGATCTGATTGAGTCGATCAACGCCAAGTTCCGCGAGCTGAAGGCCGGTGGCTACATCCTCGGTGCCGAAGCGTACTACGACGGCACGATCAACACCTCGCAGACGCTGTCGCTGGGTCAGCTGCGTATCGACTACGACTACACCCCGGTCCCGCCGCTGGAAGATCTTCAGCTCTATCAGAAGATCACCACCAGCTATTTCGAAGATTTCGCCGACCAGATCAACGCCTGATCGTCGGCCCTACCCTTAACTTTCGGAGAACCCCATGGCTCTGCCCAAGAAACTGAAGAACTTCGCTCTGTTCAACAATGGCGAAAGCTACATCGGCCAGATCAACGAAGTGAAGCTGCCCACGCTGACGCGCAAGATGGAGGAGTACCGCGGCGGTGGCATGAACGGCCCGGTCAAGATTGACTTCGGTCAAGAACTGATCGAGCTGGAGTGGAAGTGCGGCGGCATGATGCGTTCGGTGCTCAATCAGTACGGCATCACCACCGTCAACGGCGTGCAGCTGCGCTTCGCTGGTGCCTACCAGGCTGACGATACCGGCGCGGTGGATGCGATCGAGCTGGTCATTCGAGGCCGCCACTCCGAGATCGATGCCGGCACGGCTAAGGCCGGCGATGAGACCGAATTCGCCGTGAAGACCGCCGCCAGCTACTACAAGCTGACCATCAACGGCGCGACCGTGATCGAGATCGACTTGCCTGGCATGGTCGAAATCGTCAACGGCACCGATCGCCTGGCCGAACAGCGCAACGCCATCGGCGCCTGATTGTCGGGCCCGGCCGCACGCCGGGCCCTCCTTTTCTGACTGTGAGAGAGAACCCCGTGTCCCAGACCCCGACCTATTCCAGCCCCGTCCAGCTCGAGCAGCCGATCGTGCGCGGCGAACAGACCATCAGCGAGATCTGCATCCGTAAGCCAGGCGCCGGCGAGCTGCGCGGCCTCAAGCTCACCGATCTTTTGCAGATGGACGTCACCGCGCTGACCACCGTCCTGCCCCGCGTGACATCGCCGACCCTGACCAGCGCCGACGTTTCCGCAATGGATCCGGTCGATCTACTCGCGCTCGGCGGCGAGGTGGTCGGTTTTTTCTTGTCGAAATCGGAGAGGGGCGTTCTGTCCCCCACCACGTAGAAGATGCGATGGCCGACATTGCGGTCATCTTCCACTGGCCGCCGTCCGAAATGTACGGCTGGTCGGTCACCGAGCTGATGGAGTGGCGCGAGCGCGCCCGTGTGAGAAGTGGAGCCGATTGATGCTACAGCCCTGCCATGGCCCTGGCCTTCGTTATCACCCGAGGAATCCTTGCCAGCATCACCGCAGGTACGCTGGCGTGTGGTTCGCGGCTCATCAGCACCAGCAAGCACCTGGCCGACCCGTTCTATGCCTGACGAGTGAGGTTGCTTGATGGCGGCCTCTGACAGCACCCGTGTGCAGGTCCTGCTCACTGCAGTCGACCGCATGACCGCCCCCTTCAAGAAGATCCTCGCGGGCAGCGAGGGCTTGAGCGCTTCGTTGCGTAGCACAAGTGACGCCCTGCAGCAGCTCAACGATCAGCAGCGCGACATCAGCGCCTACCGCGAGCAAATCCTACTCACCCGCCGGTCCCAAGCTGCCCTTGATACTCAACGCGAGAAAGTCCGCACGCTTGCACTGCAGATGCGCGCCATGGAGAAACCGAGTAAGGCGATGAACGCCGAATTCGAGCAATCCCGACGCGTCGCACGTGAGATGAGGATTACCCATACCCAGCAAGAAGCTGGGCTACAACGCTTACGCACACAGCTGAACGGATCCGGCATCAGTACGCTGAATCTCGTCTCCCACGAGCGGAATTTACGCACTCAAATCGAAAAAACCAGTGCAGCCATGAAAGCCAAGCAGCAACGCTTGGACAGGATGAAAGCCACAGAGGAGGGGGCCAAGAAGATCCGCGACGTCGGCGCAACAGCTAAAGGCGCGGGCAAGCGCGCGCTGCAGGTGGAAATGAAGCCGGTCAACGCAGCCATCGACCATGAATCGATGATGGCCGATGTCGGGAAGTCCGTCGACTTCGAGGCACCTGAGCAGTTCAAGCTGATGGGACGCGACATCGAAAACCTTTCGATGAGACTCCCGATAGCTCAGGCCGAAATCGTAAAGATCATCGCGACCGCTGGACGGGCGAACATCCCACGGCAGGAACTGGTCCGTTTTTCCGAAGATGCCGCAAAGATGGGAGTAGTGTTCAATTCGACCTCCCAGGACGCCGTCCAGAGTATGGCGAGCTGGCGATCAGCGTTCGGCATGGGTCAGAGCGAGGTTGTCGCACTCGCCGACAGGATCAACTATCTGGGCAACCCAGCCAACGTCGGAAAGATCAGCGACATAGTGACTCGGATCAGTGCACTCGGCGATGTTGCTGGCTTGAAGTCTGGGCCGCTTGCCGCTCTGGCCGCTACTATCTCCGATACGGGCGTCGACGCTGCGGCTTCGGCGACGGGCATCAGAAACATGATGCTCGCTCTTTCATCCGGCGAGTCGGCTACCGCAAGCCAGCTCTCTGCATTTGAGCAACTGGGCATCAATGCCCAGCAGATGGCGCGTCACATGCAGGACGACGCCGGCGGCGCCATCGTGTCGGTGCTGAAGAAGCTACAGGCGCTGCCCCAAGCTCAACAGGACGCGATGGCTACCGACCTGTTCGGTAGCGGGTCATTTCAAGCTATTGAGCCACTACTGAGCAAACTGCAACAGCTCGAAGCCAACTTCGGCAAGGTCACCAATGCCGGCGACTATGCCGGCTCTATGGAAGCCGAGTACGCAGCGCACACGGCGACCACGGCAAGCGCATTGCAGATTGCAAAAAATAGCGTCGACGTGCTTTCACAGTCGATCGGCGCAACTCTGCTGCCCGACGTCAAGGCACTGATCGAGTTCACCACCAACATCATCAACCGTGTCACCGAGTGGGTTCGTGCCAATCCGCAATTGACCGCTACGTTGTCCAAACTAGCGATCGGCGCCGCCGTTCTGCTGGTCACGTTTGGACAGTTGCTGATGATGCTTGGATCAGCCGCCATGGCGTTTTCGCATATCCATGGCGTAATCGGGGTGTTGAGTAACGGCAAAGGCCTGGCAAGCCTGTTCACCAATATCACCGGTTTGGCCGGGCGTGCGTTCCCAATGCTGCTCAACGTCGGCCGCGGTTTGATGGTGATGCTCGGTGGTATCAGCGCCCCCGTCCTTGCCATCGGGGCAGCCGTCGCTGTCGTGGCTGTACTGGTTTGGAAGTACTGGGAGCCGATCAAAGCTTTCATGATTGGCGTCTGGCAAGGGCTACAGGAAGCTTTTGCACCGGTGTTGGAGGTTCTACGCGCAGCGCTTGCACCACTTGCTCCCCTGTGGGAAACGATATCCGGGGCCATGGCAAAGGCCTGGGCGTGGGTAAAGCAGCTGTTCTCACCGTTCCAGGCCACCAGCGAGCAGCTTGAAGGCGCCACCAATGCCGGCCGTACCTTCGGCAAAATGCTCGGCTACGTAATGGGCGGTCCGCTACTTCTTGCGATAAGCGGGATCCGCCTGCTCGCGCGCATTTTTCCTGCCGTGCTTGCAGTCGTCAAAACCGTAGGCAGCGGTGTGTGGCAGCACCTGAAAGGCATGTGGAACCTGATCGCGGGTTTGTTCACCGGCAACGGTGGTCGCATGCAACAGGGATTGATACAAATGTGGGATGGCATCAAGTCCGTCTTCTCGGGCTGGCCCTCCAAGCTCTTGGAGCTTGGCGCATCACTGATCACCCGATTGGCTGAAGGCCTGGGCCTCAACATCGGTGCTGTTATTGCCGCATTGACCGGCGTCTTCAGCGGTGCATGGACCTACCTGAAAGGTGTGTGGGATCTGATCGCTGGATTGTTCACCGGTGACGGTGGCCGTATGCGACAGGGACTGACGCAGATGTGGGAAGGCATCAAAGCCGTCTTTTCCGGCTGGCCTTCCAAGCTGCTTGAGCTTGGCTCGTCACTGATTGCTCGGCTCGCGGATGGTCTGGGCCTAAACGGCGAAACCGTTGTCGCCACATTGACCGGCATCTTCGGCGGCGCGTGGACCTACCTGAAGGGTGCTTGGGATCTTATCGCCGGATTGTTCACCGGTGATGGTGATCGCATGCGACAAGGCCTATCCAAGATGTGGGAGGGCCTTAATGCTTACCTCTCCGGCTGGCCCGCGAAACTCAAGCAACTTGGCATATCGCTGATCGTCAAACTGGCCGAGGGCTTGGGCCTCGACACTGGTGCCGCCATCGCCGCATTGACCGGCGTCTTCGGCGGTGCGTGGACCTACCTGAAGGGTGTGTGGGATCTAATCGCGGGTTTGTTCACCGGTGATGGTGATCGCATGCGACAAGGCCTGTCCAAGATGTGGGATGGTCTCGATGCCATGTTCTCCGGCTGGCCGTCCAAACTCCTGGAGCTTGGCTCGTCGCTGATCGCTCGGCTGGCCGAAGGCCTGGGCCTCAACGGCGAAGGTGTTGTCGGCGCGTTGAGCGGTGTCTTCGGCGGTGCGTGGACCTACCTGAAGGGTGTGTGGGACATGATCGCGGGCTTGTTCACCGGTGACGGCGATCGCATACGGCAGGGCCTGTCCAAGATGTGGGATGGTCTCGATGCCATGTTCTCCGGCTGGCCTTCCAAACTCCTGGAGCTCGGCGTATCGCTGATTACCCGATTGACTGAGGGCCTGGGCCTCAACACTGGGGGCATCGTTGCCGCGCTGACCGGCGTAATCGGAGGTGCATGGACCTACCTCAAGGGCGCGTGGGATCTGATCGCGGGGCTGTTCACTGGCAACGGTGAGCGCATGCGGCAGGGACTGATCCAGATGTGGGATGGGATGAAGGCCATCCTGGACGGTTGGCCGACACGGCTCATGCAAGCCGGTGTCGATATGATCACCAGCCTGATCGACGGCATTCGCTCCAAGATCGGCGCTGCGGTGAAGGTCATCAGCGACGTCGGCGGTGGCGTGGTCAAGAGTTTCAAGGGCTGGTTCGACTCCCCAAGCAGCCCGCGCGTGCCCACACAACCTCGTACCAAAGTCCCGCCCGTCGATCCTCAAAGCGCCCGTCCCGGCTCATCAGGCGCATCGAGAGGACTTTTATTCCGGAACAACAAAATGGCGAGCGCTGGCGCGGGTGCTGCCATGGCATTGGCCGCCGGCACCGCACCGGTAGCGGCTTTCGACGGCGGAACGGCTGTTATCGCTCCCGCCGCGCGCGCAGCTCCAGTCGCAGCCAGCAGCGACAACTACGTCATCAACGTCCACCCTTCGGCCGGCATGGACGAAAAAGCCCTCGCGCGTGAGGTCGGCCGCCAGATCGAAGAGATCTCGCGCCGCAACGCCGCCCGCCAACGTTCCAACCTGCACGACTGACCGCCATGATGATGTGTTTTGGTACGTTCGTTTTCTCAATCGGCACAGTTGCTTTCCAGCAGTTGCAGCGCCAACAAGCCTGGCGCTTCGGCTCCAGCGAGCGCGTCGGCGCGCGGGCGGCGCTGCAATTCCTCGGCCCGGGCGACGACACCGTTGAGCTGTCTGGCCTGATCGCACCAGAGTTCACCGGTGAACGCGTTTCGTTGGACATCCTGCGTATGCTCGCCACCAACGGACAGCAACTACCGTTGGTCGATGGAACCGGCCGGATCTACGGCGACTACGTGGTGACCTCGCTCAACGAGACCAGCACGTTGTTCTTCCCTGACGGCACGCCCCGTCGGATCGAGTTCCAGCTCTCACTACGCCGCGCACCTGAATCCAGCAAGGCAGGGACATGACACCGATCCCTTGCTGGCGCGTCGTGCTCGATGGCAAAGATCTGACTGATCGCATCGCACCACGCTTGCTCGATCTCACGCTGAGCGAATCTCGCGGTGGCGAGGCCGATCAATTGGACTTGCGACTGCACGATCACGACGGGGCGATGCAATTGCCCAAACGGGGGGTCACCCTATCGGTCGCCATCGGCTGGGGCGGCGGCACGATCGTCGAAAAAGGCACCTTCTGCGTAGATGAGGTTGAGTACAGCGGCAGCCCCGACATCCTCACTATCCGCGCCCGTAGCGCCGATCTGACAAGTGCCATGCGCACGCGCCGCGAACGCAGCTGGCACAACACTACGCTGGGCGCGGTATTGAACAGCCTCGCCGGCGAAAATGGCCTCACCCCTCGGATAGCAGAAACCTTGGCTTCCAAACCCCTGCCCCATCTCGATCAAGCCAACGAGAGCGATGTGAATCTGCTTACGCGCTTGGCGAAGCGTTTCGACGCGGTGGCTACGGTGAAGCGCGGCACGTTGATCTTCACCCCGATCGGCAGTGGCACCACCGCGAGCGGCAAGGCGCTGCCTAAGGCAACCCTATCCCGCAATGATGGCGACCAGCACCGCTACAGCGTCGCCGATCGCGATACGTACAGCGGCGTGCGCGCCTACTGGAACGACAAGAAGGGAGCTCAACGCAAGTCCGTACTGGTCGGCGATGAAAAAAATGCCACATCCCTCCGCGAGACA